GAGGGGAAGTAAAATGGACTTACTGAAGCAATTTGGCCCCCTACTTGGTCAAGTAGCCCCCACCATCGCCACGGCGCTGGGCGGCCCGCTGGCTGGCGTTGCCGTCAAAACCCTGTCCAGCGCCCTCTTTGGGCATGAGGATGGCACGGAGGAACAGATCTCCGAGGCAATAGCTGCGGCAACGCCTGACCAGCTCGCCGCCATCAAAAAGATCGACGCCGATTTCAAAGTGCAGATGAAGTCCCTCGACATTGACCTTGAGCGTATTGCAGCCGGTGACCGCGACAGCGCCCGGCAGATGCAGCGTGAAACAAAAGACTGGACCCCCAAGGCTCTGGCCTTCTTCATCACGTTTGGATTCTTTGCTGCGCTGGTCTGGATCATGGTGTTTGGCATCCCGCAGACGGGGACCGAAGTCCTGCTGATGATGTTGGGCTCTCTCAGCACCTCGTGGACCGGCGTGATGCAGTTCTACTTTGGCTCATCGGCTGGCTCCAAGGAAAAGAACAGCCTCCTCGCCGCTAAGGACAAGTGACATGCAAGAGAATTGGGACGCCAGCTTTGAGATGGTGCTGAAGCACGAGGGTGGCTACGTTAACGATCCGCGTGACCCCGGAGGGCGCACGAACCTTGGCGTCACGCAGCGGGCTTGGGAGGCGTGGCTGGTGCGGACTGTCACCGAGGCAGACATGCGGAAGTTGACGCCCGCCGCCGTGAAGCCATTCTACAAGGCCATGTACTGGGACAAGATCAAGGGCGACCAGCTTCCCGCTGGCGTGGACTACGCCGCCTATGACTTGGCCGTGAACTCCGGCACCGGCAGGGCTGCAAAGTACCTCCAACAGATCGCCGGGGTAACTGCGGACGGCGCCATTGGCCCCAAGTCGATTGAGGCAATCAAGGCCTGCGACCCCGAGCAGATGGTTCAGGCCCTGTGCGACATGCGCCTCGACTTCCTCAAGCGCCTTCCCACGTTTGAGACGTTTGGGAAGGGCTGGAGCCGCCGCGTGGCCGAGGTCAAGGACAAAGCCTCTGGCATGGCGTAAACGGCCCGGCAATGATATAAAGGGCGGATCACGGGGTTAGTCATGACCACAGGCCTCACATATTCGCAGTATGTCACCCAAATCGCCACGATGGCTGTCGTGGCGGAGACTGATGCCGCGTTCGTCACGATCTTGCCCCAGATGATCACCTACGCCGAGAACCGGATGTACCGTGACATCGACTTCATGTTCACGTCCACGTCCCTGCATGGCGCCAGCTTCGTCTTGACGGCTGGAAGCAGGAACCTGTCCTTCAACATCAATTTGGCGTCAAATTCGGATGCGCAGGCTGGGACCTTTGTCGTCAGCGAGCAGATCAATCTTCTGACGGGGCCGCCAGTTCTGGATGTGACGGCAGCCTCTGGCAACGGGACTACAGCCATTCTCACATATTCCAGCACCTATGCGTTCTCCGCCGGGCAGACGATCACTGTGGCTGGGATGGTCCCCGCCGGGTACAATGGGACTTATACCGTAACCAGCTCGTCGGCGGGGTCTGTGTCATACGCCAGAACAACCACTGGGAGCATGACCACCGCCGGAACAATTGACGGAAGCAGCAACGCATCCACCACCAATAACCCCGATTTGTGCGCCCGCATCCCCCTCCTTCCCACGTCGAAGGAGTTCCTTGACGCAGTCTACGGGTCATCTTTTACCGCCAATCGCGGCCAGCCCCAGTATTTTGTGCCCTTCAACGAGACGCTGTTCTACGTCGGCCCGGTCCCGGATCAGGCCTACCCGGTCGAAGTCGTCGGCACCTACCGGCCCAACAGCTTGTCCGCAACGAACACCTCAACCTTTATCAGCCTCTACCTGCCGGACGTCTTCATCATGGCCTCGATGATCTACATTTCAGCGTACCAGCGTAACTTCGGGCGCCTAAACGACGACCCGCAGATGGCCATCACCTACGAGAGCCAATATCAGGCCCTCCTCAAGAGCGCCATCGTCGAGGAGGCCCGCAAGAAGTTCGACGCCGCCGGGTGGTCCTCGCAAAGCCCCGCCACCGTCGCCACCCCGACGAGGGGGTAAGCCATGCCCCACAGCGCGCTCAAACTTATGCCCGGCGTGGATGTCAACAAGACGCCCGCCCTCAACGAGGCCGCCATCTCCGAGAGCCAACTCATCCGGTTCATTCCCGACCGGACGCTTGGTGGCTTGGTTCAAAAACTCGGTGGCTGGACAAAGTTCTACGCGGGCCAGATCGGCTCCACTGTCCGGTGCTTGTGGGCGTGGGAGGACACTAATGCCAACTCCTATCTAGCTGTTGGCGCCGATGGACTTGCCCCAATTGTTGTGACCGGCGCCAGCGGCAATGGGACGACGGCCACCCTGACATTCACCGGGCCGTTTGTCTTTACAGTCAATTCCGCCATTCTTGTCGGCGGCATAAACCCGAACGGCTACAACGGGACTTATGTGGTCACGGCTGCCACATCGACCAGCGTCTCATACGCCAACGCCACGACGACCGCCTACGTCTCCGGCGGCACGATCACCGGCGCGGGCAACTCCCTCGGCGTCATCGTATCCGGCGGCAGCCAAGACATTACGCCCGAGCAAATAACGACCAACGAGGCCGTCAATTTCAGCACCACGTCCGGCAGCACCGCCGTCGTCATCGTGGACACTGCTAGCAACACGAATGACTACTATGTCGTTGATATACAAACACAAGTCAGCGTTGGCGGGATTGTCCTGTTCGGGCAATATCAGGTGTCCAATCCGACCCTGAACGCCAACCAATACACAATCTACGCTGCCACCGCCGCCACATCGACTGTCGCCAACGGCGGCGCCGTGCCGTCATTCACTACGACCAATGGCGTCAACTCAGTCTCAGTCACCCTGAACAATCACGGGTATTTGGCCGGGGACACCTTCACCGCACTGGTCGCGACGACAGTTGGCGGCGTCACCATATACGGCAACTACGCCGTCATCAGCGTGACCAGCGGCAATGTCTTTGTTATTGCGGCATCCAACTCGGCTACATCCAGTACTACCGGGTCAATGAATGGCGGGCAAGTTCACTTTGTCTACCGGAACGGCGTCGGCACATATCCGCCCGGCGTCGGTTATGGCGTTGCTGGATACGGTTTCTACGGCTATGGCGGCGTTGTCCCAGCCGCCTATAGGGGCGTCCCAATCGACGCCATAGACTGGACTTTGGATAATTGGGGCCAAATCCTCATTGCTAACCCGCTTAATGGGCCAATTTATTCGTGGGATCCGACAACCGGCACGGCGGTCGCCAATGTGATTGTAGCCGCGCCAACGGTCAATCAGGGCATGTTTGTCGCCATGCCGCAGCGTCAGATTATTGCGTGGGGATCGACGTTCAACGGCATCGGGGATCCCATGTTGGTCCGCTGGTGCGATGTTAACAACTACGATGACTGGATTGCTACCCTTGTCAATCAAGCAGGTAGCTACCGCATACCCAAGGGGTCGCGGATTGTTCAGGGGATCCAGGCGGCTCAGCAGGCCCTTCTTTGGACGGACCTTGGTGTCTGGGCCATGCAATATGTTGGACCTCCTTATGTCTACCAATTCAACGAGCTTGGCACTGGCTGCGGTCTGATTGGCCGCAAAGCTGCCGCATCCATGAACGGAATTGTTTACTGGATGGGCCAGAGCCAGTTCTATAGATTGGCGGGGTCTGGCGTCGAGCCAATCCGCTGTCCTGTTTGGGATGTGGTTTTCCAAGATTTAGATACTACTAATCTTGACCGGATCAGAGTTGCACCCAATTCTCGCTTTGGCGAAATCACTTGGTATTTTCCCACAAACAGCAACGGTGGCGAAAACGAAGGATATGTAAAATATAATATTGTTTTAGATCAGTGGGACTATGGGTTTAACTCGGTTTCTAACCCATACGTCGCTCGCTCCGCATGGATCAATGAGTCTGTGCTTGGTCCACCCATTGGCGCGGGTTTAAACCAATATCTGTACCAGCATGAGACATCAACTGATGCCGATGACGTAGCGATGAACAGCTACTTCCAAACGGGCTACTTCGTTTTGAACGAAGCTGATGTAAAAATGTTCATAGATCAGGTTTGGCCTGATATGAAGTGGGGATACTTTGGGGGGACGCAGGGTGCTAACATCCTGCTGACCTTTTATGTGACCGACTATGCCGGGCAAACTCCAATTGTTTACGGCCCCTACACGCTGACGCAAGTGACGACCTATATCACTCCGCGATTCCGTGGGCGTCTTGTCTCGATCAAGATTGAGAGTAATGACATTGGCTCGTTCTGGAGATTGGGGAATCTTAGGTATCGGATTCAAGCGGATGGCAAGTACTA